CATACCCTCATCTATCTACATTCTTATGGAAAGACTGGTGAGTATTCCGCGTCATCGACGAGAGAAGGGAAAGGTTATCCGAATTGGGCATAAGTGGCCGCACGGTGGTGCGGACACTCTTGCTTCCTTGCTCGGTGTTTTCTCCACGCCTTGGGCTAAGAGCTTAGTGGCCGGTGATTTTGATAAGTATGATCAGAGTGTCATTGGTCCTTTTGTTGATTTGTACTGGTCAACTATGCTCGCTTACCATGATGAGACGGACGAGGATTTTCCTATACTTAAGGAGATTTGTAGGTATCTCTGCAAGGTTCAGTTGTATCGTATTACTCGTCTCGTTGGAAATCGCTGGGCTGCTGTTCATGGTCAAGTTCCTTCTGGTCAGTTTAACACATCGCATATGGATTCTGTTATTATGGCTTTCTACTTTATTTCTTATGGTCTTCATGTTTTGAAGACTTCTCCTGATGAAATACGAGAGGAGTTAGAAGCTTATTTTATTGATATAGTTAAGCTTATTGTTTATGGAGATGATCATGTCTACAATAAGGGTATGCACGAGAAGTTTAGTCATTATTTTTCTGGCGCTGGTTTTCAACAGTTCTGTAAGCTCTACTATAATTGTGACATACGAGACCTTGAGGATGGCGTTTCTTTCCTTAGTGTTACTAAGGATGGTTATTTAGTCATTCGTGGTGTTACTTTTCTCCGGCATCAGTTTGTCGTCAATCCCTACTTCGGCAATCCCAATTATCCCGGTCAATGTCAATTCTTACCATTTAGAGAGACTCGTGAGATCATGATTCGTGCTGTTTATGCGCGAGAGGTTAAGCCTCGTGAGCCTCTTGATTTGCTTTTGTCAATAATATCTCATGCTTATGGTACTTATGCTTCAAATAAGGACGCATATGATCGCTTACTCGTTCTTTATAATACCATTTACTTTGGTGAGAAATACGATAAGGGTTCTCTTGAGGCCGAGCTTCATCGTCGTGCCTCCACTCGTGAGATGTCTAAAATTCGTCAGATGGGTCTTACTCCTGACGAAGTTTCCAAGGGTTTTCCTTCTTGGGACTGTATTATTCGCAAAAATACATACGATCCAGTCTATCAAGATATCTCTATGGAGTATAATGCCACCGGGGATTATGATTATCTCTATGATGAGGATTCCG